CGCAAGCGCATGATCACCAAATACTTCCTCACGGTGATTGGGCGATATGGTTACTATTAGGTGGTCGAGGTGCGGGGAAGACTAGAACGTCTGCTGAGCAGATAGGATGGTGGGCTTGGGAACAGCCTAACACACGATGGTTAGTATCCGCACCGACAGCCATGGATGTACGCGGTACATGTATCGAAGGTGAATCAGGATTGCTTAACGTGATACCTGAGATCCTTATTGCAGACTATAACAAGTCATTGCTCGAGATCAAGCTGACGAACGGGTCATTGATCAAAGGCATATCAGCGTCAGAACCTGATCGCTTCCGCGGTGGACAGTATCACGGCGCATGGCTAGATGAGTTGGCGGCTTGGGATTACTTACAAGAAGCATGGGACATGATTCAGTTCTCAGTGCGGTTAGGTAAAGAGACAAGGATCATTGCATCAACGACACCACGCCCTAAAGACTTGATCGTTGACTTAGTAGGAAGGTCTGATGACGGTAGTGGTGAAGTCGTTATGACAACCGCGTCAACGTACGCGAACATAGACAACTTAGCACCAAGCTTTCAACAACAGATATTGCAGTACGAAGGAACGAAGCTAGGTCGACAAGAGATCTATGCCGAACTGATTGACCCCGAAGAGGGTGGCATTGTTAGAAGAGATATGTTTAAACTATGGGACGCGAAGAAACCGTTTCCTAAGTTTGAATACATCATACAGAGTTACGATTGCGCATACACAGAGAAGACTATCAACGACCCAACAGCGTGCTTAGTCTTCGGCGTGTTCAAACCGATGGATGGCCCAATGGCGGTGATGTTGATAGATGCATGGCAAGAACGCATGCAGTATCCTGACCTAAGAAAGAAAGTGCAGGAAGAGTATGAAGTTAGTTATGGTGCGGATAGCGAGTCCGACACAGGAGAGTTTGTCAAAGGTAAGCGAGTTGATCTCATACTTGTCGAAGATAAGGCGAGTGGAATCAGTCTCATACAAGATATGCAACGGGCACATTTACCTGTGCGAGCTTACAATCCTGGTCGAGCCGACAAAGTGCAACGACTTTCCATTGTCGCAAACATTATCGCTCATGGAAGAGTGTGGATTCCCGAATCGTCAGTACGTCGAGGATATGTGCGTGATTGGGCTGAAGGCTTCGTATCACAGATCTGCTCATTTCCTGAAGCTACTCATGACGACTATGTGGACGCGTGTACGCAGGCGCTTCGGTATCTAAGAGACGCAGGCATGTTAGAGATTGACCCGAGACCTTATGACCCATCGGAAGATTACGCAGACGCTTATGAATACAAAGAGAGAGTCAATCCTTACTCCGTGTAAGAACATATGTGACTTAGACATTAAGAAACAAATATGCAAGACATGCAAACGCACAGAGGACGAGATAGCAAGTTGGTTAGATTACACACCAAGCGAACGCAAAGCTGTAATGAAACGCATCAAGGAACGTAATGGTCAACATAGCAAGTAAAATTGTTAAAGGTGGATTAGAGGCTATCGCTAAGAAATTGCCACGCAAATCTAAAGCCGTACTTGAAGCTGAGGGATACTATCATCCTATTGGCGGTGGCTTGAAGCTTTCAAAGCCCGCACAAGAATTCACAGCAAACATTGTAGAAGATCCTACGATGCCACTTGTCCCTAAAATATTAAGATCACCTGAAGAGTTGTATGGCAAGGTAGGCATTCCTTTTGTAGGTGACAGATCAGACACAGGCAAGTTACTTCGTGGCATTGAAGGCGTTGACTTTGATGAAGCCATTAAACTAGAGGGCGGTCACAAGTTTGGTCGTGCACACCAATACGAAGATCCAAACATTAGTTCCGTATGGGCTTCAGATCCTGACATTGTTACATCACTACTCAATCAAGTTAGACGCGCAGGAGAGTCAGGTAAAGACGTACTAGGTATATCAAGTATGGGATCACCAAAGATGGTGGACTTCAACACCATGGTGACTAAAGGTACATTAAACATGACAGATGTTAACTCTTTAAGCCGCGAAGCCATAGAAGAGTTTAATAACGAGCTTAGAAACAAAGCTGTTAAGAATAAAAAAACAGGCAAGGTCACAACACCATTCAAAGACTTTTTAGGCATTGATCACCCTGAACTAGAAACACAATTACTTTCTCAAGAAAAAGGCACAGGAGAATTACGCAAAGCATTTGTGTCTATCATGGACAAGGACAAGTATAGAAAGCTTGGCTTCCCCGAGATTGCACCAATAAGAAAAGCAGTGACTGACCCTGAAATACTTGACATGCCATTGGGAGCAACAGGCCTTGATATTTATAAGATGTCACCTGAAGGCAAGATTGTAGAAGCGCCAAAGAATCCACACTCAACATACCCTATGCATATGCAAGGAGAATACTTTGGAGGACTTGAAGCTCCAATCGACTATAAAAATATGTTCTCTACTTTCTATGAACCAAAAAGATTGATGAGTGTAAAAGATCCACAAGCATACAGAGCTTATAGTTTATCAGCACCAATCCAAGAGTTTGATCAGCAATGGTTAGATGAAGTTATGCCTATCTACCAACAAAAAATAAAAGACATTACAGGGCGCAAGAATGGTGGCTCAGTAGAAAAAGATCCTAAACAAATCCGTGACATGATCAAAAGCATTCTAGGTTCTGATGTACAAAAAGCCGAAGGCGGAGTTATATCTGACGACGCAGAAGAATACGGTCAACAACTTAAAGAACAACGCAAGACACTTGGTAGTGACATTCTTAAATCAGGTAGGAGAGGTATTACTGAAGGTATTGGGAATATCTTACAAAGCGCCAAAGAAACATTGTCACGCGCAGGAACTATTGGTGACGTCGTACAAAATGCTGTATTTGATCCTATTGCACAAAAAGCAAGATATGAATCTGTTACAGGCAAAAAGTTTCCTGAGCTTAAACCCATTTCATTATTACCTGACCAAGCTATTACAGAATCCCCTGTAGGTGCAAAGATACTTCCTTTTACAACAGAAGGGCAACAACTTGCAGGCGAAGTCATTGGTGACCCACTTTCTTATTCAGTAACAGGTGCAGGCCGTGGCATTAAAAAGGTTGGTAAGTTTATTGGCGAAGGATTAGCAGAAGCCGAAGCAACAGGAAAAGGTCCTATAGGTAAAGTTATGCAAACGATTGTGCCTCGCATGAACATTCTACCTGAACGCGGCGTTAATCTTGGAGTAGATTTCTTTAGGCCATCCGAAGACACAATACGAGGTCACAAAATGGATGCTATACCAGGTAGTCAATGGTATTCATGGTTGCAATCTAATGCACCCAAGTCATCCAAAAAAGAACTTGAAGCCTCGGGCACAATGAATTGGCTTAAAGATAGTCAAGAAAAGATAAGCAAAAATGACATCATCAATCACCTTAGAGAAAATGAACCAAATTTAAGATCAAAGACGTACTCATCATATGAAACACATCCATATGAAGTTATAGGTGATGCCAAATCAGGAAACTACGATGTTGTAGACTCAAGCATGGGAGATACAGTTATTAGCTCACACGGAGATCAAGGTGATGCTTACATGGCTATGGAGGAACTTGCTAATGAAATGTATCCGATGACTAAGTACAAACAATATACATTACCAGGCGGCGAAGAATATCGTGAAATAGTTATACAAGATAAGCCAAAAGTTTGGAGTAAAAACAAAAAGTTTGAGTCCTCACATTATCCTGAAGCTACAAATCCTATTGCTCACTTGCGTGTTAACCATAGAGATGATGCAACAGGTAATCCAACACTATTCATTGAAGAGCTCCAATCTGATTGGGGACAAAAAGGTAAGAAAGAAGGATTTGGTAAAAAACAATTGCCAACAGATATGTCAGCCGAAGATTTGTTAAATAACTATAGAGACAATTTATCGCAAAGCCAAAAAAATTGGCTTAATAGATTTATTGGGCAATGGGAATCAGTAGATGCTTATAACAATGTTCCTAATCAAACTCAAAAGTTAGACGAGCTTACAGACTTATATCAAAATTGGGTGAAGAGCCAAGATTTTGGAGTTTCCCGTAACCCATATGTTGAAGATACTAAAGATTGGACTGCACTCGCACTTAAACAAGCTATTAAGGAAGCTGTTGACAATGGTAAGACACAAGTTGCTTGGACAACGGGAGCACAACAAGCTGAGCGTTATGATTTAAGTAAAACTCTATCTAGTGTTTCAATAAGACCTACTGAGTTTGGTAAAGATAAGGTTCATTTGATGGCTATTGACCACAATGGAAATTTAATTATAGACAAAGCTGTTGAAGAAAATAAATTAGATGATTATGTAGGAAAAGATTTAGCTAACAAATTGATTAATACTCAACCAGGCGGAGATTCAAATATCAGACGCCTTGAAGGTCTTGACATTAAAGTGGGTGGCGAAGGTATGCAAGGTTACTATGACAAGATTGTGCCACAAGTAGCTAACGATGTAATCAAACAACTTGGCGGTAAGAATAAAGTTAAAACAATAAAAATTTCGCAAGGCGAACCAACCTATGCATTACGCAACAAAACTACAGGTAATGATATAGGCGGTGGATATACATACAAAGAAGCTTTACAACAAGTTAAAGACAATCCTAATAGAGAGATGTACCTTGTTGAAGGCGGGGAGTCAGATCAGCTAGGTTTTGAAATTACACCTGAGATGATCAAGTTTATTAAGGAAGATGCGGGCATACCTAAATTTAAAAAAGGTGGCTCAATTGATTTACAACAAGAGTACAAACTAGAAAACATGAGGAGACGTTATGGCTGAGATGCCCATTGACCCTGAATTCGGTCGCAATATACAAGGAATTCCTGACCCTGCAAGCCAAGTAACAGAAACACCTGACGGTGGTGCTGAGATTGACCTCATGCAGTTTGATGACGGTGTAGAAGAACTTGAAGACGGATCAGCTATTGTTAACTTAGAAGAATACAAAGGTCCTTCTGAAGACGAAGACTTTTACTCTAACTTAGCCGAGACAGTTAATCTTTATGATCTTGAGAAGATTAGTATGCGTTACCTTGATCTTATTAAGAAAGATAAAGAAGCTCGCGAAAAAAGAGATAAACAATACGAAGAAGGTATCCGTCGTACAGGTTTGGGTGATGACGCACCAGGCGGTGCGATGTTCTTTGGCGCTTCCAAAGTAGTTCACCCTGTTATGGCTGAAGCTTGCGTAGACTTCGCGGCGTCCGCTATCAAAGAGTTGTTTCCACCTGATGGTCCAACAAGAACAAAAATCTTAGGTGAATCTACACCTGAGAAACAAGACATAGCAGAACGCAAACGCGACTACATGAATTGGCAGTTGACAGAGCAAATTGAAGAGTTCAAAGATGAAACAGAACAATTGCTCACACAATTACCATTAGGTGGTTCACAGTTTATGAAGATGTGGTACGACGAAAAGAAAAAACGTCCGTGCGCAGAATTCGTTCCTATTGACAACATCCTATTACCATTCGCGTCAGCAAACTTCTATACCGCTCAACGCGTGACAGAAGTACAAGACATTACAGAGTGGGAACTTAAACAACGTATGGATCGTGGCTTATATCGTGATATATCATTTATCCGTGCAACGATGGAACCTACAGAAACACATTCCGAAAAAGCATCTAATAAAATTGAAGGTCGTAAGTATCAAGACAGTGAAGATGGTTTACGCCGTGTCTATCATATCTATACATACCTAGACTTAGAAGAAGACAAAAGAACTAAAGGGGAAACAGCTCCTTACGTTCTTATGATTGATGAATTAGATAACGAAGTATTAGGTCTATATAGAAATTGGGAGGAAGGTGATGAAACATTCACGAAATTGGATTGGCTTATTGAATTCAAGTTTATACCTTGGAGAGGTGCTTATGCAATCGGTCTGCCTCATCTTATTGGTGGTCTTAGTGCTGCTCTCACTGGTGCTCTTCGTGCTTTATTGGACACTGCTCATATTAATAACTCCGCTACCATGCTTAAACTCAAGGGTGCGAAGATTAGCGGACAGTCTCAACAAATCGAAGTTACTCAAGTCACTGAAATAGAAGGAGCACCTGGTGTTGACGACGTTCGTAAGATTGCAATGCCTATGCCATTCAATCAACCGTCACCTGTATTGTTCCAATTACTAGGATGGTTAGATAATGCTGCTAAAGGTGTAGTCTCTACATCCGAAGAGAAAATTAAAGATGTAAATGCCAACGCTCCTGTAGGTACAACACAAGCTTTAATTGAACAAGGTGCAAAAGTATTCTCATCTATTCACTCAAGACTTCATGACTCACAGAAACGCGTCCTCATGGTACTCGGACGTATCAATCGTTGGTATCTTGACGAACAAAAAAGAGGTGACTTAGTTGTAGATCTTCCAATTACACGCGAAGACTTTAAACGCAACTCAGACATTGTTCCTGTATCTGATCCGCATATTTTCTCTGAAACACAACGTATGGCTCAAAACCAAGCTGTGTTGCAACTTATGCAAACATACCCACAAGCGTTTGATGTTAATGCTGTATTACAGCGCGTATTAAAACAAATGAAAGTACCTGGTGTGAACGAGTTAATGCCTAATGCACCTAAAGCTGTTGAGCAAGATTCTGCAAATGAAAACGCGGCTATGGCTCTCGGTAAACCTGCATTCGCATATCCAAGACAAGATCATCTTGCACATATTCAAGCTCACTTGAACTTTGCATTAGATCCTAACTTAGGTTCTAACAACTTGATCGCTCCTAAATTTATTCCACAAGTTTTAGAGCATATCAAACAACACATGATGCTTTGGTATACAAGTCAAATGCAAGGTTATGTCACAGCTAACCCAAATCTTACACTTGAGAAATACGAAGATAGTAAGTTTGCTAAAGAGATTGACAAGATCATGGCGGTGGCTTCTGACCACGTCAAACTTGATACACAACAAGTGTTTGCGCAAGTTACACCTTCACTACAACAATTAGGTCAGGTGATGGCACAGTTTGCTCCACAACCACAAGTTGACCCTGCTGATCAAGCGTTGTTACAAGCTTCACTTGCTGAAACACAACGTCGTACAGCTCGCGATCAAGGTGATTTACAAATTGCACAGCAAAAACTACAAAACGACATGACGCAAGACGAGAAAGATAGACAAGTCAAGATTGCGATGAATGCCGAAAACAATTTAACAACTGAAAGATTGAAGACAGCAGAACTTACTGTTGACGAACTTAGGTTGCGTAAAGAGCAGGAGCAGACTGCTATAAAACTGCAAAACGTAACTCAACGTAACTTAGGGAGATAACTATGGCAACGACCGATAAAGAACAATCAGGCGACTTAGTTAATATGCACAAGCGTATTAGCCACGGCGCATGGTTAGACGGTGAAACACTTCAAGAGTCAGGTTCCGCTACTATGCCAAAAGCAAATAGCGATCATGGCAACTTTGAAACAAGTGCTATCAAAAAAGATAACGCATGAGATATATTTCCGATGTTATTAGCGCTGTAGAAGCGCGTAAAGTAACGATAGAGAAGGCGTTAGCGCAAGGTACCGCGTCTAACTACGACTCATATCAAAGACTCGTCGGAGAATATGCGGGACTTCAAACAACGATAGATATTATTAATAACCTTCTAAAAGAAGAGGAAGAAAAAGAACTATGAGTGACACACAGGTAGTTGGTGATTCAACTGATTTACGGGAAGCTTTTCCTGTTGTAGACCCTGGTGCTGTACCGTTAGGCGCAAGAATTTTAGTACAAATGCGCTTACCAAAGAAAAAAATGACGTCATCAGGCATCATTTTAGCCGAAGAAACTAGGGATACTGAAAAAGCACAAAACCCTGTCGGGAAAGTAGTGGCTATAGGTCCATTAGCGTTTAAAAAGCGCGACACAATGGAGTCATGGCCCGAAGGTTCGTGGGTAGATGTGGGCGATTACGTCCGCGTACCACGATGGACAGGTGATCGATGGGAAATTGCCATCAATCAAGACGACGTCGTGCAGTTCATGCTTATGAATGACCACGAAGTTATTGCTAAATTAACATCTAATCCACTAGAAATGAGGGCATTTGTATGATCGAAGATAAAGAAAATGAAATGATTGACGTTAAAGAAGAAGTAGATGGTTCAGCGGTTATTGAATTACCTGAAAGCATCCCTTCTCCTGACGTTAAAGTAGAAGAAGACTCTGACGAAGCTGATGAACAAGCTAGACAGAAAGAATTAGCCGATGGAGGCTCAGTTGATCCTGACGCTGAAGCTGTTCGTGAAGCTAAACGAGCAAAAAGACGTGCTCGTAAAGACTATCACAAGCAAGTTTCAGTCGAAAAAGACACTAAACTCCATATGCTCGAGAGACAAAACCAAGAATTATTAGAAAGATTGTCTGTTGTCGAGAGAAAAACCCAAGGCGGTGAGATTGCACGCATAAATAAGGCGATTGAAGATCAAGAGTCTAAAATTTTGTTTGCAAAACAGAAAATTAAAGAAGCCACAGAGACGGGTAACGGTGATTTACTCACTCAAGCTCAAGAAATGTGGTATGACGCTAAAAAACAGT